AGCCTTCCTCGAAGAAACGGCGAGCGAGCCTATCGCGAACCGCACCTACCGCCTTCGCCGTCTCGGTATCATCCACGACCGGGCGATGAAGCGCGGCGACTATGCCCGTGCGCAGTCGGCGCTGGAGCAGGCAGCGAAAGAAGTGGGCAACGTCTTCACCAACGTCACCAACCTCAAGGGCAGCCTGCGCGCCGCGCCAATCGGCGACAACATGACGACCGAGGAAAAGCGCAACGTCCTCGCCGACCGTTTGGCCGAAGCGCTCGCCACGGTGAAGAAGCCCGCGCGGACTGACGCGACGAAGCACTGAGCGCCATGCTCGGCCTGCCCGATCTTGTCGGCCAGCTTCTCCCCCTGGCCGATGCCATGGGGCTCGAACTCACTCCCGAGAACGTCGACGAGTTCGTGGCAGCGCTCGACGACGAGCTTGTCGAAGCGCTGCTGGACCCCATCCTCGCCGAGGAAGAGCGGGCGCGCTACAGCCGGTTCGCAGACCTCTTCCCCGACCATGGCCCGCTGCGGCGCGAGCTGTATGCCCGCCACCTCGAGTTCTTCGCTGCCGGCAAGGACTTTCGCGAGCGATGCTTCCTGGCCGCCAACCGCGTCGGCAAGACGGTGGCAGGCGGCTACGAGGTCACGGCCCACCTTACCGGCCACTACCCGCATTGGTGGGAGGGCTTCCGCTTCCGCCGCCCCATTCGCGGCTGGGCGGCTGGCGACACCAACGAGACGACCCGCGACATCATCCAACTCGAACTGCTCGGCCAAGTCGTCAGCGGCGATGATGGCCGCAAGGCGCTCGACGGTTCCGGGCTGATTCCCCGACAATGCATCGGCCAGCCCAAGTGGAAGCAGGGCGTGCAGGACCTCGTCGACTATGTGCCGATCCTGCACGTCACCGGCGGCTGGTCTGTCATCGCGTTCAAGTCGTTCGATCAGGGACGGCGCGCGTTCCAGGGCACCGCGAAGGAGCTTATCTGGCTCGACGAGGAATGCCCCGAGGACGTCTACAACGAGTGCCTGATCCGCACCGCCACGACGCGCGGACGGGTGCTCACGACGTTCACCCCGCTTTCCGGCCTGACGCCGCAGGTGCTGCAGTTCCTGCCCAAGGAGATGCGGCCCGAAGGCGTCTGATAGCGCCACTTCCGCCAAAGCCGCTGTTGTCGTATACGGACAACCGGTAGCAGGTGGGATTGCAGGGCGTGCCGCAGATCAACTCGTCGAAATACATGGTGCAGGCGGGCTGGGATGACGTCCCGCACATCGACGACAACACGAAGCGCGAGTTGCTGGAAAACACCCCTGTCCACCTTCGCGACGCACGCTCCAAAGGGACGCCAAGTTTGGGCGCGGGTGCGATCTACCCCATCGAGCAGAGCGAGATCATCGTCGATCCCTTCGCCATCCCGGCCTACTTCGCCAAGGGCTACGGCATGGACGTGGGCTGGAACCGCACCGCCGCCGCGTTCGGTGCCTGGGACCGCGACAACGACGTGCTCTACATCTACGCCGAGCACTACCGGGGGCAGGCCGAACCCTCGATCCATGCCGACGCGATCAGGGCGCGGGGCGACTGGCTCATCGGAGCCATCGACCCGGCATCGCGAGGGCGCGCACAGAAGGATGGCGAACAACTTCTCGGTATCTACCGCGAACTCGGGCTGAACCTGCAGCTCGCGAACAACGCGGTCGAGGCGGGCATCCTCGAAGTCTGGCAGCGCTTCTCTTCCGGCCGCCTCAAGATATTCCGGTCCTGCCAGAACGTCCTCAACGAGCACCGCCTGTACCGGCGCGACGAGAAAGGCCGGATAGTCAAGGAGTTCGACCACCTCATGGACGCCATCCGCTACCTCGTCCTCGCCATGGCCAACATCATGCGCACCAAGCCCGTGATCGCCCGGCCAGAGAACGCCTTCACCGCCGCCGACCGCCTCGCAGGATACTGACCCCATGGACCAGACCGCATCGACCGCCCTTGTCATCATCGACGACGACGACGAGGACGCCGGCCGCAAGGAGTGGGAGAAGCTCCAGCATGCGATGGGGCTGGTCATGTCCGAGCTATCGCAGCTTGCGACCGAGGCCGTGCAGCGCCGCGGCGGAACCGAACAGCGCTGGCTGGAAGACCTGCGGCAGTTCCACGGCATCTACGAGGCGGACGTGCTTTCCGCGTTGAAGGACGACGACAGCCGCAGCCGGATATTCATCAACATCACGCGGCCCAAGACGAACGCATGGATCGCGCGCATGGGCGACATGCTGTTCCCCAACGACGAACGCAATTGGGGCATCGACCCGACGCCCGTGCCGCAGCTTACCCGGCAGGCCCGCGACCTCGCGCATGAAGCCGAGGAGATGGAGCGGCAAGCGCAGGGGCTGGTCGACGAGCACAACGCCAGCGTTAACGAGGCGGGCGGTCCCATCGAGAGCGATGCACCCGGCCAGGCGCAGCAGCTACTCACCAATGCGAAGGCGCTGCGCGATCAGGAACGGAAGCAGCAGGCCGAGATCGAGTACGCGCGGCGCGCCTCGCAGGCCATGCAGCGCCTGATCGACGACCAGCTTACCGAGAGCAATTATCCGGCCCGCTGCCGCGACGTCATCGAGGACCTGTGCAAGGTCGGGACAGGCATCCTCAAGGGGCCTATCGTCAACGACCGTCCGAGGCGGGGGTGGACGCCCGTCGTCGTCGACGGGAAGGTGTCGCGGACACAGTACGAACTCAAGGCAGACGACGACCGCACCCCGAAGTTCCGGCGCGTCGATTACTGGCACTTCTTCCCCGACCCGTCGGCGTCGAACATGGAGGAGTGCGAATACACCTTCGAGCGACACCTTCCCAACAAGAAGATGCTCCGCCGCATGGCGCGCGACATGGATTTCTATCCGCACGCCGTGGCCCGGCTCATCAAGGAAGGGGTGAGCGCGCAGGGCGCGTCGGGAGACCCAAGCCTCAATTACGTCGCGGAACTGCAGGCGATGGAATCGGCCGGTGGCACGGCGGACGGCGTCAGCCTCCTGCGCGACCGCTACCACCTGTGGGAGTACCACGGGCCGCTCGAGGCCGAGCACATCGTCATCATGCTGCGCGCCAACGGCAAGTTCAAGGAAGCCGAGCGCATCGAGAAGGGCACCGCGCTCGAAGTGCCCATGGTCCGCGTGTTCTTCTGCGGCACCACGCTCCTCAAGATCGACCCGGACTACATCCTCGACAGCGGCGCGTCGCTCTACTCGGTCGCTACCTTCGAGAAGGGCGAGGCCACGATCCTCGGCGGCATTGGCGTGCCGCGCCTGATGCGCCACGAGCAGACGATGCTCAATTCGGCCATCCGCATGATGATGGACAACGCCGCGCTTGCCGTGGGGCCGCAGGTCGTCATCGACAAGGAATCGGTAGCGCCGGAGAACGGTCGCTGGAAACTGACCCCGCGCAAGGTGTGGCAGTGGGTGCGCAAGGCCGGGGGCGATCAGCGCAAGGAGAACCCCTTCCAGACCTTCGACATCCCGATGAACCAGGAGATGCTGGCGGCCATCGTGCAGCTTGCCGTCCGGTTCGTCGACGAGGCCGTCGCCATGCCGCTCATCGCGCAGGGCGAGATGGGCGCACACACCACGCAGACCGCCGGCGGCATGTCGATGCTGTTCAACTCGGCCAACGTCGTCTTCCGCCGCGTCGTCAAGAATTGGGACGACGACCTCACGACCGGTACGGTCAGCCGCGTCTACGACTTCAACATGCAGTTCTCCGAACGCGAGGACGTCAAGGGCGACATGAAGGTCGAGGCGCGCGGCACGTCGGTTCTGCTCGTGCGCGAGATCCAGACCGAGCAGCTCATGGCCATCATCCGCGAATGGTCCGTGCACCCCATCCTCGGCGTCGGCTTCCGCGCCTACCACGCGATGCGGCTGGTGCTGCAGGCGATGTCGATCAACCCCGAAGACCTGCTGCTGCCCGAGGAAGACTACCTGCAGAAGCTCAAGGCGATGAGCGAGCAGAGCGCGCCGGACAGCCCTGAGGCGATCCGGGCGCAGTCGGCACTGGAAGTGGCGCAGATCGACGCGAAGAGCCGTCTCGACGTCGCCGGGGTCAACATGCAGATCGCCCAGCTACGGGCGCAGCAGGCCATGGCCGAACTGGCGTCCAATCGGGAAATCTCGCTCGAGCAGATCAACGCCATGTTCAAGAAAGGCGTGTTCGACGTCAGCGCTAAGGCCGGGATCGAGAAAGAGAAGATCGCCAGTTCCGAGCGCTCGCTGGCAGCGGAGATCGCCATGGAGCGCGAGGCGGCGCGCCGCGCCGAGGCTCGCGGCCGCGAGCCTACCGGTGCGGGCGGTGCGATCAGCATGGGCGCGCGCGAGCCCGGATCGCCGCAATGAGCGCATATCGCCCATGGTCCGAGGTGAAGCGGCACGCCATGTCGCAGCGCGCGGAGCTGCTCGAAAGCCTCGTCACCGCTAAGCCGGATGACGTTCTGGCGATCCAGACACGCATCCAGACCATCGACCAGTTCGTCGCCTGGTTCGAATCCGCACCCGGAGACACGACGATCGGCAGCGCCGAAGTCTCCGGATACTGACCCCCCGAAACGAAAGGATATTGACTGTGAGCGCCAACGGAGTGCAAAATGCGTCTCAACCCGACAACGCCGATGCGTCGCCGTCGTCGGATGAGGACTTCGATGCCGCCGTCGCGGAGTTTTCGGGGGACCAGTCGGAACCGGACCTTTCCGCCGCCGACACGTCCGACCCGAAAGAGCCGCTCCCCGGAGCCAGCGAAAGTCCCGCCCCGGCTGATGCTGCGGCGTCCAAGGAGCCAACCGCTGGCGCAGGCGCGCCCCCGGATCAGGCAAAACCCCAAGACGACATCTGGGCAAATGCAGACCCGGCACTGCGCAAGGCCCACGAAGATGCCATTCGAGATGCAAACCTGCGTTTCGAGGGTGCCCGTGGGAGGCAGTCGGCAAGTGACAGGGAGTTGCAGAGGCTCCGTGCACAACTTGC